GTATGTGCTAATCAACATAGGGGAATAGCTGAATGTTATGGTAAGGTTGATTACATAGTTGTAGATTCACCAGTCTTATTCTCATTAATATATAAGACATGGTATAGCAAAGGTTATCCAGCCGAGTTTTATTCAGAAGCCTTTAATCAAATGGTTTTAGACCTACATAACAATTATGATAATATAAATGTAATGTTGGAACGACCAGAAGCAAATCATAATGACGCTGAGAGATTTCAGAACTTAGAGGATTCAATCAAAATAGATAAACATTGTATCAAAACATTAGATGATAATAATATAGATTATCATACAATTAAAACGGATGATAATACCGTACAAAAAATTATTGAATTATTATAAAAAAACACTTGACAAGTATAGGTTTTATTTCGTATATTCTGTCATATCAAATTGGGAAATTATATAGTTGTATCAAAATATTTACTACGATAGACGCTTAAATAAAATGCATGTGTGGGATGACAAAGCCGGTCATCTTACATTTCGATATAAAAAATATGCTTATGTAAAAGATAGGAGTGGTACATTTATTTCATTATATGGAGACAGACTTCGTAGAGTAAATAAATGGGAGAATGACCAACCTGGTCTATTTGAATCTGACGTTAATCCTGAAATTAGAGTCTTAGTAGATAATTATACAGACTCGGAAGAACCATCTGTAGGACATCGTGTGATGATATTTGATATCGAGGTGGAAATTACCGATGGTTTTCCTGACCCAAAGAGAGCTGAAAATAAAATCACATCTATAGCTTTCAATGACCCAATCTTAAATCAATATTATTGTTATGTGTTGGATGAATCAAATAAACTTAATCTTGATTCGGATAGAACTACTAAAAATAAAGACGGTGATATTATTGTATCATACACTAACGAGTATGACTTACTCAATGCATTTTTTCAAAAGTATATAGAAATTAGACCAACGATTTTAACTGGGTGGAACGTAGAATTTTTTGATATAAATTATCTATATAACAGAGCACAACAAGTCGTGGGTCAAGATATAGCTAACGTGATGTCTCCAATCGGTCAAGTCCAATGGAGTGATTTTAGTAAGAGATATAAAATAGCTGGGGTTAGTGTTTTAGATTATCTAGCTCTATATAAAGCATTTACATTTAGTCAACAGTCAAGTTACCGACTAGATTATATTGGTGAGGTTGAAGTAGGTGAAAGAAAGGTAGCTTATGAGGGGACACTTAATGATTTATATGAAAATGAGTTAGAAAAATTTGTAGAGTATAACTTACAAGACGTAAAATTAATTCAGAAGTTGGATGATAAACTTGACTTCATAGAAATAGCTCGTGGTCTAGCACATCTAGGACATTGTACATACGAAGACGTATTTATGAGTTCAAGATATCTTGAGGGTGCTATACTAACTTATCTTAAAAAGAAGAGTATTGTAGCTCCGAACAAACCACCAAGACCAGATAAATTAAGAAGTGATAAGTTTACTGGAGCTTATGTACAAGACCCAATAAAAGGTAAACACGATTGGGTTTATGATTTGGATATTACATCGATGTATCCGTCTTGTATCATGTCTTTAAACATATCACCTGAAACTAAGATGGGTAAAATAGAGGGTTGGAACCCAGAAGAGTTTTTAAAAAAGGATAATAAAAAAACATACTCAATAACTAATGATGATAAAGTCATTAGTAGGTTATCAGAGACAGAACTTAAAAAGTTTTTAGAGGGTAAGAAACTTTCAGTAGCAACTAACGGTGTTATGTATCGTTCTGATAAAGATGGTTTACTCCCAGCTTTATTGAGAAAATGGTTCGATGAGAGGGTTGAATATCGTAAATTAGCTAAAAAGTTTCACGAGGAGGGTGATAAAGAAAAATCTGAGTACTTTGAACGTAGACAATATCTACAAAAGGTTGTACTCAATAGTTTGTATGGTGTGTTAGGTTTAGCTGTTTTTAGATTCTATGACTTAGATAACGCTGAAGCTACAACGTTGACTGGTCAATCACTTATTAAATTTACCAAAAAGATAGCTAACTCGTATTATAACAAAGAACTAAATGACCAAGAAAATCATTGTATTTATATTGATACTGATTCTGTTTTTTACTCAGCTACACCATTAGTGAGGAAAAGATTTCCAGAAGTTGATATAACAAATGAGGATACGATGTCCAAATCTATCCTTGAGATTGCAAGTGAAGTTCAAGAGTATTTAAATAAAGGATATGATTATTTCGCTAAGAAGTTTTGTAACTTAGATAAACATAGATTTGATATTAAACAAGAGGTTATTGCTAAGAGTGGTTTGTTTGTAACAAAGAAAAGATATGGATTAAAGATTATCAATGACAATGGTAAGAAAGTTGATAAGATGATGGTCAAAGGTTTGGATACAGTTCGTAGTAGTTTCCCAACGGCTATGAAAGAGATGTTATCTAAATTGTTAGAAGATATGTTAATGAATGTCCCACAGAAAGAATTAGATAAGTTTATCATAAACTTTAAAGATAGTATGAAACTTATGGACTTTAAAAAAATATCAATACCAACTAGTGTAAAGGGAATAACAAAGTATCAAGTAAAAAATGGAGCTTTGTTTCAAGGATTTAAGTTGGGAACACCCATCCACGTTAAATCAGCTATATATTATAATGATTTTCTAAAGTATAATAAAATACCAGCTAGGTGGTCACAAATATTTAATGGTGAAAAAATAAGATGGGTATATCTAAAACAAAATCCATTAAATTTAGATACAATAGCATACAAGGGACACGAAGACCCACCACTAGTTCTAAATTTTATCAGAAAATATATTAATCCAGAAAAACTTTACAAACAAGTATTACATAAAAAAATTATGATGTTATATGAAGCTCTTGGTTGGGATGAACCAACAGATTCTTCAAAGACATTGGAAAGATTTTTTTGATTTTGAACAAACTAATATATATGTATATATGGTTATAAAAATAATAGGAGAAAGTTAAGATGAATAAATCTAAACTAACTCGTTTCATCAGTAAGTATTACTTAGGTGGAACGGTAAATTCTGTAATTCTAAACTCTAAAAATGACAAACTATCCACAAGATTTATCTCTGGTGATAAGTCTTTATTAGGTGAGTTGTCTATGGAGAATTGGGATTTTGATGAGAGCGTAATTGGTGTTTACGATACTGAAAAACTATTGAGATTACTTCAAGTATTGGACGAGGATATCTCAATGAAAGTTACTACGGCTGGAGAAAAATCTATATCACTAAAAGTTGGTGATGCCTCAACTTCGGTTACTTATATGTTGAGTGATACCACGGTTATAAATGACCCACCTAATATGAAAGATGTTCCTGAGTTTCAGTTGAACATTAATCTAACACCACAATTTATGAAAAAGTTTTTAGCTGGTGACCAAGCTATCCAAGAGTCAGAAACTTTTACAGTTATGTCCGATGGTGTTGATACTAGGGTTGTTATTAATTACGCTTCTGTAAATACAAACAGAGTCGATATTCCAGTAACAACATCTAAAGTATCTGGTATTAATAATGTTTCTTTCAAAGCAAAGTATTTTTCTGAGATATTAAGAGCTAATAGTGAGTGTTCAAGTGCAACACTTGAAGTTGCAGAGGATGGTTTATCAAGACTTAAATTTAAGGTTGATGATTATACTGTAACTTACTATGTTGTAGCTGTACAAGATGTTGATTAGAAATCTAAGATTATTACATTATATATCACCCGTTCGTTTTGATAAGAGAGGTGTATTTCAACATGAGTTTGACTCTAATTATAAGGTTGTAGAAAAGACAATATCATTCTTACCAGATTGTCACCATTATGTTGTGGTTCCACCAAAACATACTATACCAGATAATCGAGAAAATGTAACTTTTATTAAGTATCCGTTTTCAAGAGATTTGTTAGCTAATAGGTCATACTTTGATGGTGTAACATTCAGAAATTTATTTGATTTTCGTTACATGGATTTCGACTTTGTATTCTGTCATCAACCTGAAATGTTATATAATATCTTGGTTTCTTTTAATGACAAAAGATATGGTCAGAATATGAATCGTTTCCTATTCTTTCATTGGGTTGATTGTACTCAGAGTAGAGCTTCAAGTGCAATACCACCAGCGTACATGAGACAATTAGAAGCTATTAATATGTGTGATAACGTATTCTTTCATACAGACATATCGTCGGATTGGTTAGGAAAGAATTATCGAAATCAACAGAGTACGGAATTTAATCATCAGTTTATAAAGGATAAAACACAAACATTCCCAATATCAGCAGACAAACTACCTGATAGTGAACCATTTGATATTAAGTATGATAATGTTTTAGTCTTTAATCACAGATGGGCTAAATCAACTGGTGTAAATCGTATGGTAGAATATATGGAGGGACTCGACGATTACAAAGTATGGGCTACTGATTATCAAGCACCAAAAGAATATGTAGCGTCTAACTTAAACCGTGGTCAATACAGACACTTATTAGAAAATTCTTTGGGTAGTATGTCTTTTGTTGATAGTTACGCTACTTGGAACTTATCAATACAAGATGGTCTATCTATAGATAAACCAGTATTGGTATACGACCAACCAGCTATGAGAAAAGTTGTCGGTGATGATTACCCATTATTTTTCAAAACCAAAGATGAGTTTCATACACAAGTTAAAAAATTAAAAGAAATGAATAACTTTACTTGGGAAATACCTAATCATGATAATAAGTTTGCTTACAATGTTATAAAATCAATGTCAAACATATTAGATAAACCAAGAAAACATATCCCAAAAGATGCTAGTAATTGGTTATACTGTATACTAAATGGTATTAGATTTAAACATGATATAGCAAAACAAGTTCAACCAAACCTGCAATTAAATTCGGTATGGCAATATATTCGTAGATACTTATTAGAGATAGGAATCAATGATAACACAAATAGTCCGTTTGTAAGTTATTCAATCCCAGACGATATTAGAGAAGATATAGAGAAGATGGTCAAGGATGTAGATTTAGAATTACGACCAATGACCATAAAACAAAAAACATTTACAAAAAAACATGAATGGTTTTAAATGAAACAACACACACTTTTTGTAGAAAAATATAGACCAAATACGTTAGAAAATTATATTGGTAATGAACACTTAAAGAGTAAAGTAAAACATTACCTTGAGAGTGGAGATTTACCACATCTATTATTGTTTGGTAAAGCTGGAACTGGTAAGACCACATTAGCTAAACTATTAGTTAAAAATATAGATTGTGATTATCTATACATTAACGCATCTGATGAGAATAGTGTAGATGTAGTTAGAGATAAAGTTAAACAATTTGCATCTACGATTGGTTTTAAAGATTTAAAGGTTATCATTTTAGATGAGTGTGATTACATTACACCTAACGCACAAGCTGCACTTCGTAATCTTATGGAAACGTTTAGTAAACATTGTAGATTTATATTGACTTGTAATTATGTCGAGAGAATCATTGACCCAATACAAAGTCGTTGTCAATCATTTCAGATTATACCACCAAGTAAACAAGAAGTAGCTAAACACTTACACAATATTTTGGTTCAAGAAAATGTTATGGATAGTCCAGACAATATAAAGATATTAGTAGAAACTGGTTATCCAGATATACGTAGAGTAATTAATTCAGCTCAAAGAAATATAGTTGATGGTAAAATAAAGTTAGATAAGTCAAGTATCATACAAAACGATTATAAATTAAAGTTATTAAAAATACTTGAGACACAAGATAAAAAAACAGCGTTTAAAGAGATTAGACAATTACTGTTAGACAATCAAATTACAGATTATGCTGATTTGTTTAGGTTGTTGTATGATGAAGTAGATACTTGGGGTAAGGGTCATGTAGCGGAATGTATCTTGATTATTGCAAGATATGAATTATCAGATAGTCAAGTAGTTGATAAAGAAATCAACGCTATGGCTATGTTAATAGAATTATTAGGAGTTATTAAATGAGTATGCATCCAATGAGAAAACCAAAACAAAAAGCACAAGTAAAAGTTGATTTACGAGAAGCGGAGACAATCAAGTGTAATGAATGTAATAATTATTTGTTTATTGTATCATTTGTTTTGAAGAAATTATCCGCTATTGTATCACCAACTGGACAAGAAAGTATGATACCAGTACAAGTTTATAGTTGTGGTAATTGTGGTAAAGTTGCTGAAGGTATGTTAGATGGTGCTGGTCTTGAAGAAGAAAAGACATCAAGTTTAAGTTTAGATATTTAATGAAAACTAAAAGTTTATTTGACCATATAAATCAAATTACTTCTGTACAAAAATCAAATTATTGGGAAACTCTGTCAGATAGTGATAAGAAATCATTTAGTAATTTTATGGTTCATAGATTCTTATCGATGAAAATGGAGTGGGTCGAGTTGGTTAATGAACTTCAAAAATATAAATTACAACCAAAAGAATTATATAAATTATATACCAATGTATTACCAAAAGGTAAACAATGGTTAAAATATGTTAAGAGGAGAAATAAAATGGAACATCCAAGTTGGTTAATCAATATAGTTGCTAACGATATGGAAGTTAGTAAACAAGAAGCCTATCAAGCTATAGAAATGTATTACCTAACTGAAGGTGGTATGTTAGAATTAGGTCAACTAGCCCAAAAATGGGGAATCGAACCCAAGAAGATTGAAAAGGCTGGATTAAATGTATTAGGTAGTGTAGGTGGGTATACAGCTGGAAATGCACCAGAAAAGACTTGACACGTATAGTAAATTATTCGTATATTCAAGTATGTAAATTAGGAGACATATATGTCAAAGGTTATAAAAGATAGTCCTCGTGTAGAATCAGAGGAGTATGATATTATAGAACAAATGGAAAAAGAGTGGCCTCAGATGACCGCTGAGTTTAAGAAGATTCAACGAGACCAGTACGAGTTATTCTTACACAAACAACATGACTATGGCCCAGGTAATATATCAGTTGGAACAAACTTACAAACACCAGAAGAAATTAAATTATCACTCACGGGTTTGTGGTTTCGTATGAATGACAAGTTACAACGTGTAAAGACATTGTTACTCGGTGATAAGAAATCAGCAGTTCAAGATGAACCATTGGAAGATGCTTATCTTGACGTAAGTAATTATGGTATCATGGCTACAATCGTTGGTAGAGGTAAGTGGGGTAAATGAAAAGAATAAGTTATAGTCAATTTTCACAATGGGACACGTGTCCTTATAAGTGGAAACTGATGTACATAGATGATATGAGAGACTTCAAGGGTAATATACATACCTTATTTGGAACAAGTATGCATGAAGTTTTACAGACATATCTCACGGTGATGTATAACGATACCATTAAGATGGCTGA